CGACCGTTCGCGCCAAACGCGGCCAAGTTCGAGCCGTTGAGCAGGTCTGCTTCGGTGCAGCTTGCAAGCAGTGTGGCGTCGCCTGCGGTTACGATTACCTTGAAAGAGTTTACGGTGTCAGTCTGAAGCAGGGAATCAGGAACCTCTGGAACCGTAAGCGCCAAGGCCACACACCCTTCATTGGTGTTCGAGACAGCCTCATAGAAGGCCCGTTCATTTACAGACAGATATGCACTGGCACCCATCCATGAAGTGGTCTTCAAAATCGGACTCAAGTGCATGTAGACCCCGAACTGATTCGTGTAGGTCAGGTCATGCGACGGCATTATCAACGGAACGTCGAGTACATAAAGGTCGCCGCCAAGGTCGAACGGAATCTGTTGATTGTATCCGGTGCCCGCGTCCGCATTGAATTGTACGGCCTCATCCGACTGGAAACTGGTGCCCCGGATTCCTATGGAGAAGTCATTGTTGTAAGTAACCTCGGCGGCTTTTACAGTGTAGGTAAGAGCGCCGACTTCGACAGAGCCGACATCTCCCGGTTCGACCTTGAAGAACTTCGGCGGCAGACGGAAGTCATAACTCACGCGAGAAGACCACGCAGTCCACAGTGCGCGATTGGCAAGCGTCTTCGCCTCGATAGCCGTCATGGCAATCGGGACTTCATATGTGATCTGTTCGTTCGATCTGTTCGTGGCGATATGCTGCGAGCGTGTAGCGAACTGCATGGACCAGTTGTACGACAGGGACTTGTCGAGATAGCGCAACAAGACACGCTGAGGCACCGCAATCTCTTCTTCACGGCGGAATGTGAAGCTCACGCCATCCGGTGCGCTGGCAGACGGCAGCAACAACTCGCCATTGACCACCTCGAAATCGGTACTGTTGTATCCAACCGGCTTGCGCAGGAACTTCACCTTGCCATCCGACTCGATGACATCCAGACGATAGAGCGCGGAACACGCATTGATGACTGCGCGATAGGAGGTAATCTGAGAGATTATGGCCCCGTCAATCTCATCGTCAATCTCCGGGTCCACATAGATTTCGGTAAGCAGGTATCCAGCGTAGAGAGCCATGCCGGTCAGGAAATCGGCAAGCGGCATACGGGCATCGCCGAGGCGGTCATAATAGAACATGGACAGCGCCTTGTCCATGCTATCCAACTGGTTTGGTCCATTAGCGCCGGAGCCTCCAGTGCCGATACCTGCAAACATTCGCATCTTGGAAGAGAACATACGGGTGCTGTGTCCGACACGATAGTTCCCGTTCGTGTCAGTGAAGGTGTTCAGCGTCATGAAGGTCAGGTCGAGTTCATGGGTGCTGCCGTCCACAGCCGTCTGCCAAGCGAAATAACCGTTCGACAGATCATGCAGGTGGTTATGATTGTCATGCGCGGGAGGCAGCTTGCCGGTACAATCCACAGAGGCAAGTTCATTGCCATCGGAATCGTACTTGTAGCACATGCCGTTGTCCAGAAAGACTATGTAGGCGTCTTCATACGCATGGTAGTAGACATTGTTGATGCCTGAACCCATGTCCTTCCAAGTGGTTTTTGTAAAACCCTTGATGACACTGGCGGTACCGACACCTGTCCGGCCAGCCCCCGTGGCGATACGATAGCGATATATGTACCGATCATCAATCGCCATCATGTCGGAGAAACCGTAGCCCACCGTGCCCGGAGTGAACGAGTCGTAATTGGGTCCGGCCTCGATCATTCCGATGTCGAGAATGTCGCTATCGCCTTTCAGATGCAGTACGGCAATGCCGATACCCGAATAGAATGACTGACAGAATATGTAGGTATCGACGCTGTAGATTCCGTAAACCAACTGAGGCGAGAAGAACCTTGGGTAATTTATATACCCCTGATGATAAGGGTTCCTGCTGTTTACAAAAACCTCGCTGTTCGGGTAGGAGTGAGACCCCGTAAACCCGGTCCTTGCGCCAATCCAGTTTTTCACCGAACCAGAAACAGGGTCCAGCATCACGAGCGGCTGACGGCCAAGACCTCCTTGCGGCATGGCGAGGATTACGTTGAGCCATGGGATATATGTCATGCCATAACCTACAACGGTGGCCTGCACACCCTTGATGCCAAGCAGGTTATCATCCTCCATGTCACCGGAGTTGTTATCCCAACCAACACCATCCCCCGAGTTCAGGTAGGAGGTGTTGACAAGGGTGCCGGTGGCCATGTCATATGTGCGGCACGAGTCGCCCGTGTTCGGCCCATCCTTGTAGACCGAATAGTAGAGCATACGGTTCCAGTCAGCGAAACCGAACTGCTGGACACGGGAGCCGTTGGAGTCGGCAGTCGGATAGATATTGGTGACTGTGTAAGTGCTGGATGTCGCATCGCCGATTTCGACGGATATGGACGGCGGTCGGTTTCCCCACAGCGCCACCGGCAGATCCTTGATGACCATATACATCAGGTCGCGGAATGCGGGGACCATGCCCACACCCATTTTCTCTTCCATGGTCGGGTCCGGTTCCTGAGTCGGAGAGGCCGGATAGAACGTGAAATTGAACCCCTGAATCTTGGTCTGGCCCGTACCGCGCCGGTCATAGATGAGCGAGCCATCCGCCCACACGCGCAGCACGTCACGCTTGGTGGCGTCCGTGTTGCCGGGCATACCGAAGCTCACGGCGTAGGTTGCAAAATACTGATACTCGGTCGTTTTCTGAGTCGGGCCACCGGAACCGCCGGACTTGGACTTCTTGATGTTCTCACGAAGCGGAATGGCCCACAGAATGTTGCCGTACAGACGACGCACACCGAACGTGATGGGGATGGGCAGACCATAGAGCGAGAAAGGGATGTTCAAATCCTTCAGGCGCGGGCCTACCGTACTCTTGTCGCCGTCCGCCTGAACGATAGAGAATCCCGGAATGTACCTGTCATCAGGCGGGTCTATGACCCTGAAATCAATTACATCATTACCACGGGGAACCCATCCGGTATAGGTCGTGTCCCGCTTGAGTTCGAGAAAATCCCAACGGTCGAACGCATTGCTGTTGAACTCGGGCGGGCCGGTTAGCATCAGGCTAGATCCTTGTATCTGAAGGCAGCTATCAACGTCCTCCTTACATCATCCGACACATACTCTTCAACCACCTTTCTGGCGTCCACGCTGGCATGAATGATTGTAAGCCGGTCTCCGATATGACTGGCCATGGCGACATGCTGTGGAAAGATCGGGATTCGCATTACGAGAATGTCCGCATCTTTCAGCCTTGTCATGTCCCGAACCCGGACAGCGAGCGGTGCCAGTGCCCGCATGAAGTCATAGTTCCTCGCTACCCTCCCATAGTCCAGCGAGTCATCGTAATCATGCAGGCCGAGTTCCTTGCCGACCACATATGGCAGGCCGATACAGTCTATGCCGGTACGGGTTCTGCCCTTGTGTTTCCAAGGAGTGCCGATGTAGCTACGGGCCAACCGGATACACTCGGTCCTGATCTCGTCAGGACGTACCAGTCTGGAGGAAGTCGTTGATGAAGTCGGGTCCGGGGACAAAGGGTTCACCTCTGAAATTCTTGATGTTGTTGAACTTTGTACGGCAGGTGCCGATAGTCTTGTCACATCCGGCGACGATTTCAAACGTATCTCCGACTTCAATATCGAACGGGAAACGCAGGGACAGGAAAAGAGAGTCCTGACCGCCGCCGTAAGCAAACTGGTTCAGGACTTCCATGGAGATACCATCGTTCGCACCGCTCGTGAATGTGATCACCCCGAAGGTATAGAACCCGTTGGGAGGGTCGGATGCCAGCGTGGCGCGAATCTTGGTCTGAGTCTCGACCACGTTTACAGTGCCGGTCGTGGTGAAAGCAGCCAAAGAAACCCCACAACGGCTATCGCCAAGGTCGGCGCGGCACTGGGCGGAATAGTATTCGCCGATGCGAACGTCGCCGCGTGTCAGAAGCCCACGGATTTCAAACTGGCCGCTACGCCGATTGGTGACTGTGATGGTGGAAAGGATGCCCGTGAGCAGGATGATCTTGCCGAGCGCCGTATTGGTGTAATCGACGACCGCGAACTCTACCACGGCCTTGTCGTAGACGCCACGGGCTACATCCACTTCCGCGATGCCGTCATCCGAGAAGATGACATTGCAGTTGGTGGACTGGATGCCATTGTTTGCCGAGGACGTAATGGCCGCAACCTGAAGAGAATTGTCACGCAGGTATGTGTTACCCGACACCACAACATTTGCGTCATTATCCGTGAGCCGGATGATAACGCCGTCTGTACGGGTGATCGTGATGATATGACACAGAGATGTGGTGCCCGAATCAAGCCGGGCTTGCAAGGTGGGATTGATGACCCTCATTCACGCACCTCTTCAATCGGAATGTTCGGGATCGAGCCCGCATTCCAGATTTCCATTTCGACATCGAGTGTGTCCTGAGCGAAATGGACCGGCACATCGAACTCGCCCGTGAGGGTGATGACTACCCCGTTGGCCGGAGCCACACTGAAGCGGATTATACCACCTGTTTCCAGAGACCAGTTGGCATCCGGCACCGCAACGCCGTTAGCATAGACAGTGAGCGTGGACTCAATCGGGCGCTTGATCGGGCGCGTGAAAGGAAGGACCGAATCAGCGTAGTATCGGATGCACTGGAAGTCAGTCACGACGCCGTTACCCGTTCCAAGAGTCTCACCCTCGAACTCATAGTCCGACCAGTCGCGGAACAGAAATCCACGCAGACGGCCCCGGCGGGCATAGAAGAACCTGATGATGTCCCGAAGGTTATCCTTGGACTGGATGCCGTAGCCTACCTGCCCTCTGTAGAGCGGATAGTTCCAGTTCTGATTGGTCACGAGAGATCCGCCATCGGTGCGGTTCACGATGGTATTGAATTGGGGGCCACCGCGCACACCGCGCTCGACATCCACCGGCATCCTTACTGCGTCAATTATCATCTCCTGCCTGCCCTTCGATTTGCACGGTCCACCATACTCGCCACGGCAGACTCGATCTGCGCCCTGTTCTGGCGGAAAGACTCAGCGTTCGGAGTGTTTATAGTCATCTGCACCTGCACACGATTGTCCTGAGCCCCGACGCCGCCCTTGGCAGCCATTGCCGCCTGTGCCTTTTCGGACGGACGCGGCGCACCACCCACACCATAGGGGTCGTTAGCGCCATAATTAGGCCCGCCCTGCATCGGAGTGTAGGTCTGAAAGTCCTTGATCTTGGAGGCTGCCTTGGCCATCTCCGGCAGCGCCTCCTTGAACTGTTCAAAGTTGGCACCCGCGTCACGATACCTTTTAAGGGCCTCTATCGCGCTTTTCTGCTTGGCCATCAGACCGGAAATTTCATTCTCACTTGCATAGAGGTCAGTCAGCATGTAGTCCAGCTTATATGCAAAAGGAGCGTTTGAGTCATATGAGGAAAATATGTGTCTGCTATGCTTGTAATTGGCTGCGTATTCACTGTCGCCCGGCAGCAGCTTGTTAGCTCTTATAAAGGCTGAATATTCATCCTGATCAAAAGCCCCCTGTGAGGTATACACATAGGGAGTTCCGATTCCGATTCCGAATCTACTGGGATAATGAGGCCCGGTTTTCAGGACTGCGGAAGTTTCAAACCCGCTACCCTTGAAGGATGTGGACTGGTCGAGTGCTACAGCCGAACGCTGAAGCATTTTGGCCGTGTTCTGGTTCTGGACTACAATTTCCTGCACAACCTGCTCGTTGGAGCGGGCGGCCATTCTGTTACTGGCCACGACAGCATTGGCCATACGGTTGATGGCCTTTACAACCAATGCAGTGTTGTCGTTGGCCGCAGTGACGCCGTTGGACTGAAGCGCATGATTGGGGATGATGCTGCCGGTCGTGTTCGGCGTGAAGAGTTCGGGGCCTTTCTCACCCACGAGGTATGTGTTGCCTGACAGCACGGGGCCACCAGCCGCACGAGCGCCATCAAGCCCACCAGAGCTACCGGAAGAGCCGCTTTGACCGGCAGCCGCCTTGGCAGCCGCCAGACGCCTGAATGCTTCTGTCAATGCGTTCACACCAGCCACCGCACCCTGAGCCGCAGATCCCGCCGCACGGAAACCAGCCGCAGCCGCCTCACCGGCAGTCTTGGCAGCCGTCAGCAACGGATTGAGACTGGACATGAGGTCGGACATCTCCTTGACCTGTCCGGCAGCGATGGTCGAGGACTCGGCGCTGGACAGAATGGCCGTAGCCATGGCGCGAGACGCATTGGCCGCGCCGGATGCCTGCGTGTTCACACTCTTCATGGACCCCGCGAGCAAATCAGCCGGAGCCTTGGCCGCAGCCGTGGCGGCAGTCGTGCTGGTCGTGGCCGTACCTGCATCCGTGGTGTACTTCTCCCAATCCTTGGTTACACGCGCAAGATTGTTGAAACCATCCTCAGACGATTTCATGTAACTACCGGCCTGAAGGAGTCCTTCTCCGAGAGTGCGATAGCCCATATCAACACGTTTGATTTCCTCAGCCAAGGAGGTCTGCGCAATCCTGAGCGCATCCGTACCCGTCTTGACGCCAAGCAACGGAGACAACAGGGCATTGGAGTTATCCGTCAATGCTTCGACCGCACTGCCCGCGCTCTGTGTAGCGCCGGTACCCTGCACCATGGATATTACGATGTTGTCCATCGCAGCGGCCACCTGCACAGCCTTCAGCGCAGTCTCATCCGATACGGCACCCATCTGGTTGAGGATGAGGATGACGCCAGAGACAGCGCGAACGACCGGAACCAGTGCCGCTGCAATAAGGATACCCGCACCACGAACCAGTACCTCCAACGCCGCACTGACCGCCGTGATGGTGCCTTCCCACGTCACCCACGAGGGCAGCGCCTCACCGATGACGCTGGTCATCTGACCCAGCACACCCACAAGAGAGGAAATCATTCCGAAGAAGAGGTCCACTTCCTTCCGCACGGTCTCTACGTTCTGGTAGAGATACACGAAAGCCGTAACCGCCGCCGCGATGCCCGTGGTAATCAGGGTGAGGGGATTGATTGCCATGACAAGGTTGAATACCTTGACGATACCAGTCAGGCTGGTCATCGCTCCCGCGATACGGAAAAGCCCCGCAATCAGACTGGCCGTAGGTGCCATCCACGCAGCAATGGCGGAGCCGAACTGGATGGCAACAACCGCCGCTGCCGCGATGGCCACCGCCGAGAGGTTATTTGCAACGAACATAAGCGTCTTGGAAAACACTCCGAAGATGCCTGTGCCACGATTGATGTCCCCGAGCACTTCGATGACCGCGCTCTTGATACGCATGAAACCCTGCTCCAGCGTAGGGACCGTCTTGTCGAACTCTTTCTGTAGTTCCGGCGCAGCAGCGGCCACGGCCTTGACAACGCGCTCGGTCTCAAGAATGCCGGGGTTGGCCTTGGCAAACGCCAGCAACTGACCGCCGCTGACCCCGAACTCCTTGCCGATGGCGGCGGCAAGAGCGGGCAACTGCTCGGCCACGGAACGAAGCTCGTCGCCGCGCAGAGCGCCGGACGCAAGGGCCTGCGTGAACTGGATCATGGCGTTTCTGGCTTCCATGCTCGTTGCACCACCAACGTTGACGGCGAGCGACAGACCCCTCATGACCTTTTCCAGATATTCGCTGGAATACCCTAAAGTTTCGGTCGAGCGGATGAGACGGGAATAGATAATCGCGTTCGCTTCAAGGTCCGTGCGGGTCTCACGGGAAATCTGAGAGACGAACTGCTGAGCCCGAGCAAAATCTTCGGCAGACTTGGTAGCCACCTTGAGACGGTTGTCGATACGAGTTGCGGCATCAATCAAATCCACGAGTCCGGTAGCAGCACGGACGGTAGACGCCACGACGAGGGCCTGTCTGAAGAACTGAAGCGCGTTGGCCGATCTTTGAGCGGCGGCACCGACCTGATCAATCGCAGCAGCCGTCGCCTGAGCGCCGGACTGTGTTACGATGATCTGGAAGGTGTGTGTGGCCACAGCGTACCCTACTCTTTCGTTATGATTTTGATAGAACTAGCACGTACCCCCATGGCCTGCAATCCCTTGGATACCATACCATTCGGGCGGTGCTTGGCGTCCCCGTATTCGAGAACCCCGATGTAGGGCACATTGTTGGTGATGAATGCCGTCTTGCCGCCCCTGTAGGCTGCCATGGCGTTCCTTGCGCGCGCCTTGGTAATCGCCCTAGCCGCCGAGGCCCCTGTGCCCTTCACAGATCCCGGAACATGAGGAGGGACTTCGCCGTTGGCAGGGCCTCCGACAGTAACCAGCCAGTTGGATACCGCTCTGGTGGTATCGACCGGCGTCTGGTCCGCGATGGTCTCGATACCAGCCTCGACAATGAGTTTGACGGCGGCATCCATACCAGCCTGCACCGATTTGGCCCACGACTTCGTGACGGCTGGCATCTGACTGAACGGATATGTGGGCACGGCTATCTTCCTTTCGCGCTATGGGGTCCGTTGGATGCGGCCTGAATCCGGTTTGCGGCCTTCTTCTCGATATACACCTTGTCCATGGCGCGTATCAACCAAGTGAATCTCTGAAGCTCTTCCGTCGTGTCAGCAAAACCATTCACAGTTGCGTAGTGGTGGATTGCAGTCCATGGAATCACCCCATCCACCCGGCATGTGCTGAGTTCAAAAAAGGCTTCATATTCTGCATGGAGCCAAGGCAGAAGTTCCGGTGCATTGGCTATGCGATCCGGCACCTTCTGCTTTGCTCGATACGCCTGTAAAACAATATCTGCGTCCTTGTCCCCATGATCGAGATAGTAGACAAGGACCTCGGTCAGTTTCCCGCTTCGTCCTCGACCGTGGCCGGGTTGAAGGTGGACAGGGACTGCGACTCACCCATAAGGAAGTCGTAGAGCGCCGGAAGCTGTTTCATCAGGGACTCGGCGGCTTCACGGCTGAATGGGATGGTCTCACCCTTTTCATTCTGAACGTCCTTCCAGTCGAGCAGGATGGCCTCGAAGAAGCACTTGCGGGCAATGTCGTTGATGATGTCCATGCGCTCCGGCGTGATGTCCTTGGTGCTTCGGAAGAGCGCCAGATGCGGCTTCATGAGCGCAGCTTGCGTTTTGGTGTACCTCTTGTTCGCGCCGCCTGCGCGGGCGATCCTGAACGCGGGCGGGTTGGGGTTCGACTCAGTGGGTTCGCCAGCGGGGTAGATCCACTTGCCGGAGACCTCCATGTTCTGGTCAGTCTTGAAAGTGTCGAACAGCACGTTGCTCATTGTCATCTCCATTGTTGTTGAGGCCGGAGTTCATGCCCCGGCCCCATTCGTATACTCAAAGGTTGACCATGACGCAAGAGCCTATTAGGCAGATGCGGCGGTCGGCAGGTAGTCGAAGAAGCTGATGAGCAGGGTGTGGTCAAAGACCTCATCCGCAGCAGCAGGCATTTCGAGGTTGAGCATGATGGGCTTGTCCTGCTCGACATTCAGACGACCGTCACCGAGGGCGATGAGCGGGATGTCGATGGCGATACCCGCGTTGTCCTTGACGACGATGCCGTGCATGGTCACATCGCTGTTGTTGCGCACGGCGCTGACAGCGGTCACATTCGAGAAGTAGGCCATGGCGCTACCCTCCACGATGAACTGGCCAGCGGTCATGTCGAACGACCCCAAGTGGGAGACGGCCTTGTTGGCAGACACATTGTTGTTCACGTTGATGGTGAACTCCGACAGGAAGGCGAACAATGCCGAGGGATTGGCACCGGCAGAACGGTCGAGCAGGGACATCTTGAGCACCGCGAAATCGTTCGAGGTGTTGTAGGCGTCTTCCGCCTCGATGCTCGGGCGGCTACCGGCCTTGACCCCCGTTACGCCCGTGCGCTGCTCGTGGTCGATACCCATGAAGCTCATGCTGACCGTGGCCTTGTCAGCCGTGGAAAAATTGAACTCGGCCACGTTCGGCACCGCTCCCACAACATACTCGCTCTGGATTTGCGAGGGGTTGGAGTCATCGGGTGCGCCAAGAGTGCGCTCAAGCTGGAAGGTGCGGCGAACCTGAAGACCGCCTGTTGCTTCGTTCTTGATGACCCGACCGAACCACAGGCGGATGGTGCTGGAGGCGTTGGCCTCGGTCACCATGGTCGTGTTGGTCTTGTCGAAGGTCAGGCGGTTGGCCGCGACGGTGTAGATGCGAGCCCATGTGTTGTTGGCCGCATTGGTAAACCGGGTGCCCGTCGTGTCACCGCCAATGTAGATCCACTCGCCCGGAACGAGGCCGAGTGTGGTGAAGTCCAGAGAAGTGGAGGTCAGGGCCGGAAGAGTGCCAGAGGCATCCACGTCGATGTCACCGGCGGTGCCCTGATGGCCGACCACGACAATTCTGGCATTGGCGGGCGGCGAAGCCTCATCGGTCAGGGTGCCGTCTGCGACTTCGACCGAAGTGTTCGTGGTGATGGCCGTGACCACATTGACGGTGTTGTTTCCGGGGTTGGTGAAGCCCGATCCCTTGATGATGGAGCCGACGAAAAAGCCCGCAGTAGACGCGACCTCATATTCGTCAGGGTTCGCGCCATCGGTATCCACCGCCGTTACGACCTCTTCACCCTTGCGGCGGAAGTCCGCAAAGAAGAAACCCTGCATCAGATCCTGAAGACCATTCTGGAGAAGGTCCGATGTGAAACCACCCGTGGCGTCGAGATCCACGATGACGCCCTTCTTGCGCTGACGACCTTGATTGATGGGGTTGCGAGCAACCAGCTTGTACTGCCCGCCAAAGTCGTTGTATTCGTTCGGCTCCAGCGGATACCAGACAGCCGAGCCGTTTGCCACGCCGATGCTGGTCTCCAGCGAATAGCGAAGGCCAGTGCCGTTCGAGTCGATCTTGTTTACAGCGGCCATTTGTGTCTCCTTTGGCTAGGCAATTTCGTCATAGTCGAAATCCGCAAATACGTTGGTCTGAAGGTACGGACCCGAATGGCCCACATCTACAACCCGCGCATTGCGGAATGTAATTGCGTCTGATCCGGTATTTACACCGCGAAAGGCACCCTTGACAACCCCCGAAATCAGGTCGGCAGTTACCTGCCCCGAACCGTACTTCGTGAATATCTGGACCATTACCATTCCGTAGACCCGGAAACGCCGGTTGCCCGCCTCCCCGAGGGACTTCTGGACTTCGTTGGTGAGGTCCACGAAGATACGGATGAACTCTGCGTCACCGCCCGGACTATCCTTCACCGCATCCGGGTAGTAGATAGGCACGGAGGAATAGGCAGACGCGGCCATAACCGTCCGAAAACGTCCATAGATGGCGTCACGCGCCGCAGTGGTACTTGCAATCGGCACCCGTGTTACCTCTTCACAATAAACTCGTAAGCAATCCTTACATCACCCGGACCTATGGGGCAAGCCTTCACGACCTTGTAGAGCTTGCCGTTGTCCGTGATGTGGTCGATGTCCTCAAGGTCTTCCGGCACCGCCAGCGAGTCATGAGCAATCATCATCTTCTCTTCGCCGCGCCGAAGAATACCCCCCTTCTCATCCTCTTCCTCGATTGGGTAGAATATCGCCTTCACCGTGCCGACGATGGCCGAATCCGCAGAAGGGTTGGGTCCACGCCAAGGCTTGGAGTTATCCAGCGGAGTCCGCACCTTGCGATAGAGCACGACTGTCCGACCGTTCTCTTCGATGAGCCGTTTGGCAGTCGCAGCCGCTCGAACGTAGTTGACCATTATCCCCTCGACAACCTCACGGCCATGCCGGTCTTCACGATGGGTTTGAGCCATTCGTCCGCCACCGGATACTCCGGCAAGTTGATAAGCGATGACATATCAGAGTTCGGACCCGGCGCACGTCCATTGAGGACCAGCCTCCACTGTTCCTGATTATACCACGTCTCCTCCTCGACAGGTCCAACCCTCTGTCTTTCACGCTGAACAAGCCCGCCCTTGGAAATGGCTGTCTCTCCGGTGTCAGGATCCACGGCGTTGAAAGTGTTCGCGGGCAGCGGCAGAAGGTCGCCGAGCTTCAGCGCGATCAGGGAATATTCCACTACTGCTCGTTTCAGTTCCTTCGGAATGGTCGATGTCTGAATGTAGTCGCCCTGATTGGTCCACGCATCCGAGCGCGGCCACATCAGACTCTGGTCACGATCACGAAGCTCCCCGACAAACTTGGTTCCGAAACGCTTGTCCACATAGTCCGTAGCCTTCACGATGGCGGGTTCGATGAGAGCATCCGTATATGCTCCCGTATTTGAAGCAGCCGCCGCAATACCACGCGCCGAGTGCCAGTCACGAAAGAACTGCACGGTGATATACGCATTGGCATCCGGTACGAGTGTGCCGTCTTCGACAATGATGGCCATACGAGACCTCCCTTCCTCATGGTGAAGACCTTAATACAAAAGGGGCGGCTTGCGCCACCCCCCAATGTCCAGCCCGAAATGTCCTTTGTCCTCAGACAGCCTCCATGGCCTTCTCACGGTTCCATCCCGGCATTGCCGCTTCGATGTCCTTGCGAGTCACGTTGGCCACGCCGGAGGCTGTAGCCACAGCCTGAACGCTCGGGAGACCGGCCTGTGTCCAGTGGTCGTCCACAGTCGGATCGAGCGCGTTGATGCCGTCGATGATCTTCAGTACCTGCGGGTCGGATGCCTGTAGCGCGGCATCGCTTTCACGTCCTCCCGGTACTCCGTCCCCGTCGGAAACACTCCCGGCTCCATCGGTCGAAGTTCCAGTTGTTCCAGTCCCGCTGGCCGCGCCGGAGTCGGCATCGTCGGCTGATACTCCACTCGGGTCCGTCCCTGCCGGTCCATCCAGAATCTCGTTTGCGCCATTGGCGGTCTCCTTGTTCCTGCGGTCGCGTTCCTGTGCCGCCGCGAGTTCATCAGATCCAGCAAGATAGGCATTGTAGGTAGCCATGTACCTGATGAGGCCGTCCATGGACTTGAGATCCCCCGTCAGTTCAAGTTCGCCGTTGACGAAGGTCGATCCATTGATCTCAATGGTCCTGCCAGCGTAATGGCCGGTGAGAATCAGTTTCATTGTCATCTCCATTGTTGATGTTGTTCATTCACCCATAGCACAAATCAAAAAGGGAGCACAAGTGGCCCCCTTGATGATTGCCTCCCCGTTCCCGTGCACTTACGCGACGAACCTAGCCTGAAGGTACACAGTGCCACCAGTCAGTTGCGTGGCGGTAGCATCGGCCCATGCCGTATCATTGATCGAATTGGAGGCACCCTGCGCAGCCGTGATGGCAGCGCCAGAGGAGGCGGCTTCGACGACCATCACGTCAACACCCTCCTGAAGGATGTTCTTTGCGCTTGCAGGCAGTTTCACCATGTAGACGGCCATTGTTCGTACTCCTTGTGAATGAATGGGAAGAAGACAGGGTGGGTGTCACCCCACCCCATCCGATTAGTTGGTGATGCCGTCGGCAGCCGACAGACCCTTCTCGGAGAACAGGGCCAGACCGCAGTACCACCTGACGCGGTAGATGTGCTCGTCCTTGGTCTCGCTCTCGCCCACGTCCACGACGCTGAGGCCAGCGGCGTTTGCGGCGGTCAGACCGGCGATACCATGCGAACGGCTGCCGTCATCGAGGGTGCCTGCGAAGATGGTAGTCTGATTAGAGCCGCTGCCCTTCACCTGATCGATGGGGATCCAGTCGTTGCGGAACATCGGGATACCACGATAGGCGGGCACTTGGGCACCGGACGGAAGCTGCACGACCTCCGAGATGTTTGCGCCGCCAAGTCCGCGCAGAAGCGCCATGTACGAGCGAAGCGGGCGGGCATGCAGGGTGATGTAGTCAACCTGACCGTCCTTGTCGGTGACAAGATCGATGAGTTCATCGAGGAACGCGAACGACAGCGCGCCGCCGTTGTTGCCCGTGTTGACCTTCTGATTGGATGCGGTCAGCGCAATCAAACCAGTGAACTGATCGGCAGTGCCGGTCCCGTTGATGAGCATGTTCTGATACTTGCGGCCCGCCGACTTCGCCTTGGAGGCGATCTGGATGGCCGTCTGGTCGTTGCCGTCACCCGAGCGGGTCGCCTGAATGAGGCCGTTGACCTCGGCATCACCAACAATCGTGGTCAGACTGGAAGTGATCTGCGTGAAGGTCGCAGCCCCCTTCGATGCGATGGTGTCGCCGACACCCTCCACATCAACGTCACCGAGGACGTTTTCGCGGTTGTAGGCAAGGGCGTTACCCTCGATGCCCTCGAACGGAAGCATCTCATAGAAGCGGTTGACGGTGATGACGTTCTCGATCAGGCCAGCAACAAGGTCGTCCTGAGCCAGCTTAGCGCTTTCAGCGAGGGTTACGGAAGCCATTGGTTGATACTCCTTCTAGGGTTCAGGTTCGTTACGGTCATGAGGCTCGGATACCCGATTTTCATTGACCTTCCTCGGCTCACCCTAAGAGGTCCGTCCCCTCGTTGCGCGATGCACAACAAGAAACCGTTGTAAAGAAAATATGCCAAATATGGTTAACGTGTCAACCCCCAAAAACAAAGACCCCGGATTTTACTCCGAGGTCTGGTTTTCGTGTATCTCGAATGCGAAATAACTGACCGACTCTAGCGACGGCTACCGAGATTGGCGAGACCGGCGCTGATCTTGGCCACCGAGGACTTTTCGGTGCTCCGGCCGGGAACCTGCTGGCCGGTCGGCAGCTTGCCGGACCCCGGAGGCTTTCCGCCGCCAGCGGGCGTCGAAGACTTGAAAGCCATCGGATACTTGGTCTTCATCTCGTTGACCAGTGACTTGATGGACATTTCGTTACCGCTGTTGTCGAGACGCACGTTGTTCTCGGCATCGACAACCTTGACCGTGTAGGTGCCGTCTTCGGCAGCCACGACCTTGGAGAACTTGCGCACCAGAGGCATGATGAGGTCGAGACCGCCATCGACGGTGCCCGCTTCCGCCAGAGCGGCAGCCGCAGCCGAGTCGATCATGTAGGTCTCCAGCGATTTGCGCATGTTGGCCAATTCGCTGTCCTTCTTCGTGGTCACTTCGAGGACGCGCTTGTCGAAGTCCTTCTTGATGGCTTCGAGATTGGTGCGAACCTCCTTGCCGCCCTTGACCTGATCGAGCAGTTCGGTGACCTTGGTCTTCACGATCTCGGGGATTTTGGTAATATCGTCGCCGATTTCCCAACCGACTTCGGTCAGTGTGGAAGTGACTTGATCGAGGATGGCGCGGCGCGTGGCATCCTTCCTGTTGTCTTCCTGACGCTGAAGCCCGACCGTCTTGAGCTTCTTGCTGGCACCAGTGTAGGCTTCGGCCAGAGGCTTGATGTCGGCCTTGAGGACGAACTTGCCATTCGCCTTGTCCTCTTCGTAATATCCCCGGATGTTCTCCGGCACGATGTCGATCACATCGACGGAAGCGTTCGCAATAAAGTCCCAATCCATGTTGTCATCTCCTTTTCTGGTCTGGAATTAACCATACCCTTAAAGGAGATGACCAATTGTTGTCAAGCCCTTAGTCGTTGCCATTTCCGGGGGCAAGTCTCATCCCGGCCAACGGGTCGCCCGCGTCCTTCTCAGGCATCTTCGACTCAGTGGGTTCAATGAGAACTTCAGGCTCAGGAATATCCCACGGCCAATCAAGGTCGAAAATGCCGCGAACAGAGCGGGATTTCCTGCTCTTGAACCGGAGTTTGGCCTGCCCCTTGCCCTCCCGCAAAGCCTGCTCGATTTTCTCGGCTGTCTCCGAACTCCACGGCAGGACATAGTAGACCGGCACCCCGCCATCCAAGGGCTCCAGCAAGACATGAATAGCCTTTCCTGTGACCGGCTTGAAACCGAGGATGTTACCCTCTTCAATCACATTGAACATCATGGCAGGCTTCGGCGTACCCATGGCGACGGACATCGAGGCGTAGGTAGCCGGAAAGCCTATAAAGAAAACCACCATGGCAATCGGTTTGTAGATGGTCTCCGTTCGGGCGTGGGTAATGAGCCAAGCCATGACTCCGAACATGGTGATAAGCAACAAGACTGCAAGGGCATGTTGCCAGATCATCTTCCTGTACCTCCGCCATTATATGCATCGGGCAAAGTCAACATACCCTTCAGTTCAATTTCCCTGTTACCCACCAGCTTGCGGTAAACATTGTTGATACTGTCCATATCGACATCGCCATTCTCATCGACCACAAAACGGACTCCTGTCTTCTCCTGACCGTCTGCCTTTATGATGATCTTGGTCACAACGATGTTATCAATGGAGTCATTGCTGTGCCGGTTGCGCTTGGAGATAGCCATGTCAACAGTCATGGGAAACGTGGCATTGGCGCACCTGAAGCACTGGACATTGATGATGTACTCACCGGGCACAATGCCGCGAGTGAAAGCGTCCTCATAGTTGATCGGCGTGGCATCGGGAAGCTGACCACGGTCGTCCCGCAGCAAGTTCCATATGACGCCAGCCTTGTTGCTGTAGCCTACAGGACCGGGCTCACCCGGCCCCATCATCCACAGGTCCACATCAATGTCGCCGTTCGGCCAGACGATATGAGCTATGATGTCGCCAGCGGCCTTGATCTCCCCCTTGCCGGAATCAGCCTTGGGGTTGAGGCTCTGTATCATTACGACAGTCAGGATAGCGAACATCGAGACCACGATGAGGGAATATGTTCGGAAAAGAAGGTATGTGCTCTTCACGGAATGTCCCCCCGCATGACGTTTTCGAGCTTTGCCTCCTCCAGCAATTCATCCTCGGCTTGCGCAACCACGTCAGCCGTGTGCTTGACGACGACGAAATTCACTTCGGTCCACAGCGCGAACATGGCCCCGATAATGGTGGTGCTGATCTCGACACGAAGACCGGCCACCATCTGAACGGCAATATGCTTGATACCTTCGACACTGCCGAAGTTGCCGGTATTGACACCGGACAGGGAAAGCATAAGGCCATAGAGGGTGCCGATAAGACCGAGGAACAGCATCCAGCCCGCCGCGCGTTCAATCCATTCCATCTGCTTCAGACGCAGACTGCCAATCAACTTCTCATCATGGATATGGCTGCCGTTCAGATTGTTGGCGGCTCTGTTGATTTCCCACGCCTTGCGCATTGTGCCAATCCAGACCAGAACGAAGAGTCCAGCCGTGCCGTAGTTAAGTCGGGTTGTGTCGGCATGGAACAGGGTGTTCAGCCATCCGGTCTGATAGTCAGTGATGGCCAACCAAGCGATTGCCAGCGCATTCAGCAGCACCAGCTTGTAAATCACGATATGCTTCACGGGTCTCTCCTGTGACTACCAGCGGGGAGGAGGCGGCGCGTTGCGCGCGGCTTCCTCATACTCTTCACGAAATGCATCGTCCATGCCAAGTTCACGCTGAAGCTGAGCGAGACTCACATTGGCGCTCTGAGCGCAAGTGACATCGGGAAATCCACGACTCTTGGCTATGACCACCTGCTTCTTCCACGTCTTGATGACCTTGTTCATGGCTACCTTTCTATCCTCGTCTGTCTGGTATTCTGTGCCGCAACAGGCTTGGCGTCCACGTTGGTTGGCGTTATGTCAATCATGTTTCTCTTCTGGTTCTCCAGAGTTTTTGCCGCTTCCCTCTCCCATGCGTCCAGATCGGTCGCACGGGCGGGCAGCACGGCCACACCATGATTGATGTTTCCGCTGATGGCGATTTCAGACTTCTCGCCGTACTTCTCACGCATGTTGGCCTTGTACCAGAACTGGGTGAGGCCGGAGTCATAGACGCGCTTGTACCCGGTAATCTGTCCCTGATAGGTAATAGGCTCCAGAGTGCCGTCGATGACACGATGACGAATCTTTTCTTCCGCCACGAACATCAGGAAGATGTCCATGGCCATCTGCCAGTTACGGGCGAAATCCGGGAACTTCTGCCGGGCCAGATACAAGGCGCGTTCACCGAGGCCAGACGCAATCTGAGCCTTCCTGAAGCTGCCGGTCTTGGCAAGAACAGTCAGGAACTTGCGATGGCCTTCTTCCATGCGCAAATCCAACTGATTTATCGGGCGGTTCTTTTCAGGATATATGACGACCCAATCATCCTCGGAAGCGCCCATCTGCGCATATTCGTCCGGCTTCTCACGGGGAGTCAGCCTTACGGGAACCTCGGGAGCGGGCTGTTCAGCTACCTCTTCAATCTCCCACGGGTCCGGCTCAATCGGCAGAGTCTTCTTCGGGCGTCTTGTCATCTGTATTTGCCTTGTTCATGGGCTTTTAGCCCTTCTTTACCGAATTATCCACGTTTGCGCCAGCAGAGCCATCGACGTTGAAACCTGTCGCAAACGGAGACTTGATGGTCGGCTCGTCCTCAAGTTCCCTGACATTCTCATCATTGTCGAAGTCGTCAGCCAGAGCGCCACGGCGCTTCAACTCGTCAATGAAATGCCTGCGGGAGATGTCGCGGTTGCGGCGAGCCTCGGCCAGAGTACGCAGATCAATATCCTTGACATCCTCCGGGCCGAAATCCGTGGCTATCTTGACCTCGAACTTCTTGTTACTCAGGCCCATGAGGTCAGCCGTAATCCACAGGGCGGACTCCACGGCGTCGATGAACCGGAAGGTCATATCCTGCAACGGGCTGGTAGCCTCGGCGCTATCGAGCGCACGGGCCGTAGCCGTCTGGCCGCCCGGACGCTTGCGCAGGAACTCGGCACCGTAGGCGGCCATGTCCTGCTCCAGCTTTTCGAGATCCTTGGCACCTGCCTCGATAGCCTTGCCGGAGTGTTCGACGTAATAGAACTTGCCGTTCTCCGCACGGGTCGCAAGCAACTGCCGGGGACCAATCACCATTACGTCATTGTTCGGCGTATCGTGCGCACCGGACACCGCCAGCATCGGGAAGCGGGCAACCGTGAGGATGTTCCGCTGATCCGACATCGACTGCCAGTGCGCGATATTAAGATAGGCGAGATCTTCCAGAGGCGGCTTGCCGGTCATGTTGCCGTCCTGATTCGCGTAGAAAGTCACCCATGGAATATAGTCAAGGCCGGTTTCCCCGCCATCCACAGATACCCACACCGACTTCTTGGTGCGCTGGTCCGTGCGCTCTTCCAGAAGCTCCCACCTGCCGGGGGACAACACGCGAATGCGATTGACGGCGGTTTCCGTGAAGCCCACACGTTCAACGGATGTTTCCATGATGCGGATGTGATCCGGCTGAAGCACACCGTTGACAGTGGTGTACCCGATGAAGATCACGTTCTCGGGCGAGATGAGGGACCAGTACGGACGAACGCCCTCATTCTGGTCATCGGCCATGGTGCGCTGCCTGCCGTCCGGCATCATGGTAAGGCGCGGCATCTCGATCATCACATGGGCGAAAGACTTGGCGATGCCTTCACGGAACCACGAACGGCAGAAAACATGCAGGTTGTTGGACTGCATGTCCACATCAGTCAGGAACTCCTCAAGCTCTTCCGGTGCGTCCTTGACATACACCTTGTCAGAAAACGGTTTGCCCACAAGGGCATCGAGCGTGAGTTCAGTCATGTTCAGAAGGGTAGTAGTATTCAGGCGATCCCGATAGTTCGGGTCCGACTCGTGCGGATGCTGAGGCAGATATAGCTTGCCCGCCGTACGCATGGCGGATGTGCCACCGAGCAGCGTGTTGATCATCCTCCACTTGGGCAGCATGAAGTCATATGCCGCGCTCGTGGTGGATGGGTCGTTCGCCTTCTTCTCGTCATACAAAGCCACGGTCAATCTCCCGTCTACATTCTGGCATGTTTACCACTCACCCGTCCCCGGTTCAAGTCCCTCAGAAATTGCGCCGCCACATTCCGGGAATAACCCAGTTCAGGCGGTAGCGCGTCATGTCTCCCAAATGGTCCTCATACTTCTCGGGCACATCATCCGGGTCTGCCTTGTCGCGCGGCATGGTCGGGACGTATGTCATCCAGTATTTGCAGCGCTCGCAGACGAACATACCCGGCTTTTCACGAGTGCCATCCCTCCCCGGCTTGGCCTGTGTCAGGCGCGACCGCAACATCTGCCAGCCACGCTTGCGCGAGCCCGGTGTCTTGTCGGCACGTTCCCAGTAGACACCCTTGTCCATCATGTCGTCAATCGGCGCGCGCCCGGTTCCACGAGAGTCCTTGGACCAGATTTCCGTATCAGCCGGACCCGGCAACACCCGGC